AAGCTATCTAACAAGGTAGGCAACGGCTTTCGTACTACTACTATTCTCGAGAATCTAAACAAAGAGACAGTAGACGTACAGATGCAGATCCTCAAGAAGGCTGCACGAGTGGCTCCGGCCTATAATAAGGGTGGCTATCAGTTGATTACACCAGGTGAAGACATCAAGACAATTGGCTCGAAGAGCAGGAGAGGTTGATATGGAAAAATTTAATTTAAACTATAGTCATGGTGACTATGATGAAATTGACCATTATGATTCTAGCGTCACGTTTAACGTCGAGAGCGCTTATCTGTGGGACGTTCTAGAAAAGATCGAGCAGTTTCTTCGTGGTTCTGGATTTCACTTTGACGGCAAACTAAAGATCGTCGGTGATAATGAGACTATTGTTCCTACGTCTTTTGTGAGTGACAGCATCAACAAAGAAGCTCATAGGCACACAGACGTTGGTTCTCCAGTTGAAGTGACAAAGAGCTTCGAGCAGGGCATCAATATTACTAACACTGGTAATGTTGCTTCACCAGTTTATCCCGATGAAGGTCACGATGCTTGGCATCGCGGTAAGGTAGCTTACGTATAAATAAAGACGTGGGACTGCGAGCGAAAGACCGCAAGACCTCAATCGTCGAGGAGATCACCATCCTAGGAGACTGGGGGTTGCAGCCCGTCTTATAAAAACTAGGAAGCACAGTTCAGACAGTGCTTTAAACGTAGACGGTAGTCCCACACTTTTTTTATGAGACTCATATGACACACTTTCAAGAAGTAGCAAGTATCTGCAATATGAAGACCGAGTACAATGATCTCGTGTCTCGCATGAATATTCCGCATAGTCGAAAAGAACTCACACTCGAAAACGCTAAGTGGTTCGTTGAGGCTGGTGGTCGCTTCAATTCTAAGTCTCATAATTATAAGCAAGTATATTACATTTGTTCTGAATACGTTAGGATGGAGAAGCATTTAGATGGGTATCGTGAAGAATGAAGTAAATTCTATCGCACGCGGTGGTACAGAACTATTAATTGAAGCTCTCGAGCGATACGCGCCCGAAGAGCTTCTTTCTCATTTTGAGATTGTACCCTCTCGTTTACGCGGTGAGCTATCGCCAGATAAGATTAAAGTCTACTGGGCACACGACTTAGCTGGTGATCCGGAGTGTGAACACCTCGCCGCAGGTGGATGGATTAGATTCGATAAGATCGTATTCGTATCTAACTGGCAGATGCAGAAGTTTATAGATCATTATGGTATTCCATGGTCCCGATGCGTTGTAATTCCAAACGCTATTGAGCCTATTATGAATGTCGATAAGCCTAAGACTGGCCCGATTAAATTAATCTATCACACGACTCCTCATAGAGGCTTAGAGCTATTAGTTCCAACTTTTTATGCTCTATCAGAGATTCACGACATCGAGTTAGATGTCTTCTCTAGCTTTAAGATGTATGGATGGGAAGCACGTGACGAGCAGTATAAGACTATATTCGACATGTGTAAAGAACATCCAAAGATCAACTATCATGGATATCAGCCAAACGACGTCGTCAGAGACTACTTAGGACGAGCAGAGATCTTTGCTTATCCATCTATCTGGCAAGAGACCGGATGCTGTGCTCTCATGGAAGCTATGAGTGCTGGCTGCTTGAGCGTACACTCTAATCTAGGCTGCTTATACGAGACTGCAGCGAACTGGAGTGTGATTTATCAATATAGTGAAGATCCGCGTCATCATATTAATACGTTCTATGGTGTACTAGATCATGCTATTAAGAATGTTCGTTCTGATTACTTCAGAGGTCATACTACATATCAAAAAGCATATGCTGATACTTATAACTCTTGGAACACTCGTAAAATACAGTGGTCTGGATTCTTAGCAGACACATTAAATACTCATAGATTAAATCAGCAATAAAAAAAGGGAGGCGAAAGCCTCCCTTTTTTCTTTATTCTTCGTGGTCAAGGGCCTCGATGTTCTTTGCCCGTAACACATTCTTCATGTGTCGGGTTTGCTTCCTCTGCCTATCCTCTTCAACTTTTCTGTAAGACTCATAATCGAAATGATTACCGTAGTCTTCTTCATCCCAAAATTTCTGCGTATTGCGTCTCTTCATGTTGGTAGCAACCCTGGAAAGGCCTCCTTGACTAGTGCTGGGGTAATGTTCTTAAATGGACTCTTCTTCTCTTTCATCGCGATAAGAAGCTCTGCCTCGTCCGGATCGACAGATTCTAGTAGCTGAACAAATAGTTGCTCACGCTTATTCTGTTTAATGCCTTCGTGGCCGCCATTACAGAATAAGTAGAACTTCTTAAACTCTGTATATAACCGGCCGGGATCTTCAAACTGGCTCTTCTTGTACGGAGGTTCGCCCTCAGGTAGCAAGAACTTAATATCTGGATGGAACATATGAACCAAGACTGCTTTGATTGCATCATAGTCGTTGGTCGCTAGAGCGACTGCTCTCTCTGCCTTTGGTAGTTCGTTAACTTTACCTAGGACATAGTATACGGTTCTACTGGGCATTGTAAACCTCAAAATTCATTGATGTATTCCATAAGATTTTTTAACTTATATTCTACGAAATAGTTAAATAGTTTAGAGCGATTCTTTCCTTGCTCCTGATTATATTTATTCATGATCTCTTCTTCGAGATGATCGGGAATAAATGTGAAGTCGATCAACTGCTGATTGCGCTTATAACCGCGTAGCATCTTCTCGTCACAGAACTCTTCAGGCTTCTGCTTTACCCAGTTTTCTAGCTTCTTTGTCGTGATCGGCTTCTGCCTCTCACCGGTGACTAAACAGTCGTCAGAGCTCAAGAAGTTAGGAACGCCGTCACCACGATCGCCCTTCATGATGTGTTCCATGATGAAGCGTGAGGGATTTGGAGTCTTGATAAACTTCTTCTTTACAGGATCATACTGCTCTACGTTTGCGTATGACTGTAACTGAGCGAAGTCTTTGTCGCCTGAGACGATTAAGATCCTCTCGGCGTCTTCACCCATCAGATACACGCCGTTCTTCTTACACAGAGTAGCGATCACGTCGTCGGCTTCTGCGCCTTCTACTTCTACGACGGGATAGGGAAAGTACTCGCGAAGTTCTGAACGAATCTTATTCAGAGACTGAAAGATCTCTTGCCAGTCGAGTTCTGAAGAGTCGCGATCTCGGCGGCGATTAGCCTTATAGAAGGGGAAGACTTCGCGACGCCAGTTCTTACGGCTGTCGCATGCGATGATCATCTTGCCGTACTCTTTCGAGAACTTCATGTTGATCGATCGAATGGAATTAAGGATCATGTGTCGAAGTAGATTTTCTTCTAACTTCGTATTCTGATGATTGCCTATCTGTACCATCAAGTTAGAGATACAGACTTGATTTAAGTCGATGATGATCATTTCAAATCCATTATGATATATTTGTGTATCTAATATATATCACATTTTATTGGAGATGTACACAATTATTCTTCATCGTCATCTTTATCTTCTTCATCTTCAATATTGATTAGCTTCTCAGCTATCTCTTGAAAGTCATGCTTTCCACCGACGTATCTAAGAAGAATTGAATTAAGCGACTCTGCTAAGAATACTAAGTCTTTTTGATAGATATCATCGGTACGTACTTTAATACCGTAGTTCATCATCTCTGATACTACAGTCTCGAAGATGTCTGATGATATATCTAGAGCAAATCTACTTCTGACTTCTAGAAGCTTTTCTTTTGCTTCTTCTACAGTCGACGGTAGATCATGTTTCTTTGGAAACTGTAAAACGGTCATATACTTTCCAATCTGAGTGTTGGAACCTTTTTATTTATGTGTACAGTTTCTGAGATCTATGATAGAATAAATATCAGTATATGATGCACACGTGATTAATGGAGTACTCTATGCCAACTTATACATTTATCGATAATGAAAACGGCACCCATTTCGAAGACATGATGTCTATCGCAGAAAAGGAAGAGTATCTCCAATCTAACCCTCACATCTCACAAACGATCTTGCACGCTCCGGCACTCGCAGATCCGACTCGTCTTGGCCGTACAAAGCCAGAAGCCGGATTTCGTGATCTGCTAAAAGATATCAAGAAAAACAACAGGAAGAGCAAGATCAATACCTGGTAGAAGGAACCATTAATGGAAGCGCTAGAAGACCTAACGTTTACCACTACCACTACACTCTCACGAAGCCAAAGGAAAAAGTTGAAGAGAGAACATAACACCAACAAGATTGGTGAAAAGAATAAGCAGAATCTAAGCCTAAAGCGTATCAATCCAATTACAAATAATCAAGAATATATCTTTAAACACTACAACGAAGATAAAAATATTCTTATACACGGACTTCCTGGAACTGGGAAGACGTTTATATCTCTCTATCTCGCTCTAAATGAAGTAATGAATCTCTACAACTTCAAGAAAGTTGTGATCGTCAGATCGGTGGTTCCTACGAGAGACATGGGTTTCCTCCCAGGCAATAAAATAGAAAAGACTAAAGAATACGAAGCTCCATACTACTCCATCTGTACGGAGTTGTTTGGCCGCGGAGATGCGTACGAATTACTAAAGCAGAAGGGCGTAATTGAGTTTATGGCTACTTCTTTTA